CTAATCCTGGGGGCAGGTCATCCGGGCAATAAAAAACCCACCTGAGGTGGGTTATTTTTTGCAAAATTTATAGTCATGACCACAAAGCTCTATGGAATGCTTTGAATCATCTGACCACAACGAGATTTCATTTACATGGGAATTCCCATCTTTAGCATCGAAGGTGTAATTCACAATTCCACCACTTATCAAGTATGCTTTGGATGGTGAATCATCTGTTTGAATAATCCCACTGAATGTAACATTAATCTTGTTAGTGTGATCATTTAGCCTTGGGCCAATTTTTGCATTTCCAACCGATTGCTTTATGCATGATTCAGTCTTATTACCGCACATAGCCATTGAAATTTCTTTTTTTGCAATTTCTATAGCTTGCTCGTTAGATGGCGTCTTTTCATAGCATCCTGCTAGCAAAGTGGCCGCAAAAACCACCATTGTCACGCTCTTCATTCGCTTTTCCCATAAGTAAGTTTGGCAATAATCCTAAAGCGGATATTATGCAATGTGAAGCAAGAAACCCGCCGGGTGGCGGGCTGAGTGTGTAAAGTAAATCGTATCAATTATTTCATTATTTTATGTTTTATCATCATTCTGGAGCCGGTAGAGATATAATTATTTGATTAAGGAGAGGTAATGCGGTGTTGTCCTTACCAGTAAAATAAGCTACAGATTTGTTTTTTATCCAGTTATTTATCTCATAGTTGAACATCGTCATCATTTCATTCGGATATAACCTTGCCTCGACAGGTGGCCTTCTTCCGTCATTAAAATCATGACTATATGTAGGAAATGCGTCAGGATCATAGCCTTTTTCTCTAAGAAGCCCGCTGAAGAAACGACCTAACGATATGTCAGGCATCATTTTTTGGGGTAGCACATAGCCGCGAGACTCCAAAGGGGCTAATAATTTCAACGTCATCTGGTCAAGCATTGAGAAGTGTGTAGGTGGTATTTTTTCTCTATTTAACATGTATCGCTTCAAGTGATAAGGCATGCTGGATTGCTGGTCCTTTGCACCAGACATCCAGTCAAATACCCACTTAGATACCAGCACAGCAAACTTTGCAGATGCCCACTGCCCTAAGTGTATAGCAACCTGAGGATGAACCCATGTCCCTTGCTGTTGAGGAAATCCACCCCTAACTGATTGAATTAATTGCGATGCCGGAATTCCGGTATCGCCCGACAACTCCTCAATGAAGGCTTTTGTAGAAGCATTTTCAAGGTAGTGGCTTAGTTTTTTTCCTGCAGCGTCACACATTGATGTGGCGTTTATATAGCCATCAAGAGCGTTTTGAGAAATAATAACATTATTTTCCTTGCGCTCGATAAATGGCAATTCAATCTGATTCATAGCAATACCTTTTGTAAAAAACAGGCCTTAAAACTATGATCAAACACTAATAAATGTAAAGAGAATTTTATATGTTATGATTTATTTTATTCTCCCCAGTTTCCGCGCCTTCTTCGCCAGATAGTCATCAGCCACATTGTCGTATTCCTCACGCGTGAAGCCCTTCTGCTCCGGGAACTTCGCAGCCAGCATCATCTGGAACTCAGTCATTGTTAGCTGCTCAGCCTCTTCTCTGCTTATCCCGAGGTGAGCCCTTGCAGCGCTGATGTATTCGAATGCGTTAAACTCTGATGAGGTGCCAAAGCCTTCATGCTTCTGAAGTCGTCTTACTTTTGCTTTACCAATAACTCCGTGAGTTATGAGTGACTGGCTTATCAGCAGCATGTCGTCAAATGACAATGCTCCGGGGCGATACAAGAAAGTTCTACGGCCCGACCTGGCAGGAACTATTTCACCAGTAAGCCTTGTGACATCCCTGTCGCAACAAGCCTGAATAATTGACATTGCTGCCATAAGCTTTCGCTTTCTTAACTCCGGTCTTACTACGTAGGAAGCAATCACTGTTGGCAGGCTGCCAAATGTATTAACCGCGCTGTTTATAATCGCAAGGGCAGCCTCTCTATGAACCTCACAGAACGCCTCAACGATCTCTTCTGGACTACCAATGCGGGTCATATTAAGCAGCGAAGGACGGAAGAGGTATTCTTCATCACCCAACGTAATCAGGCACTCCCCAATCTCTTTAATGGGCGTCATATGATCTCCATAATCATTATCAGGGGCAGAGCGCCACCCCTTGTAATGGTTACGAAGCGGTGCGCAGTCGTGCTTTACCTACTGCTGCGGCCTCTTCTGCAACGCTGTCGGCTATGTCGAACATCTCTTCGAAAATTGCATCTGCGCGAATCTCAGTGGCTTTCGCGTACTGGTCGCGAAACTCATCGTGTTTAGCCAGCCATCTAAACACGGTCGCCTTATCAGGCATTCCCGGACGCTCACAAACCTTGCGAAGGCTTTCACCATCGGCAAGCAGTGAACAGATGTCAGCAGCCACCTCTGGTAAATAATCAGAAGGACGGCCATTTTTAATTTTGGTCGCCATATTAAACCTTTAATGTTTTTTCTAAAAAAGCCGATAAGTCATCAAGAATTTTTATAAAAAGGATATATACATAATGGGCCTATTTTTTGCTCCGACCCTCGTTGAATTGGCAATTAAGTCAATTTATGACCTTTATAAAAACAGCTCTGGCGGCTCAATAGTTACCCCGGAAGAGAAGGCAGAAACAGTTGATGCGGCGAATTCAATCGTTGACATTCAGGCGAAAGCTCAACAGGAACTCGCTATAGCAAGAAGAATTCTTATTGCTGAATCAGTAGAGATAACTGAAATTTATGAGGCTTCTGGTCAAGGTAACGCGGGCATACGTAAAGACGATACTGCCTTACAGGTTGGCGCTCATGGGGAAGGACGTAAAATGACGCAAAGAACCATTAAGTTTGCTGGTTTTAATCATAAAATAGAGGATGTTATCGCTCTTCTCGATGAGAGTTATAGCCAAGCCAGCAACTCTGAGGATGCCTCAGTAGTAGTCAGTCCGGATGAATCGGAACATACTCCATCTTAAGCACGTCATCAGGAGCTAGATATACCCATCGCCATCTTCTTTTTCTACACCAATGAAGCCGTTGACGATTTAAGGCTGTGACCTGTTCATCAGGCCTTCATGCGTTTCACCGGATTTAGTGGTTACTGTGATGCGGTAGATGTCGGACATTGAGAGCCTCTTTATCCGCATGTGTGGATCTTGCCATTACGATGAGACTGCACATGGTGATGGCAATACTATGTTAACTTTGGCAAAACCAAGGAGGTGGTATGTTTTCCTTTCTCAACACATTCAAGCGGCTCATAAGCAAGCAGCAGACGGCGCTGACCGCTGAGCCAGAGTATTCAAATGAACAGCTTTTGCAGTGGGCCACCGGTTGCATGTTAGAAGGTTTGCCAGATGAATTTTATGAGGCGAGAATTTCTTGCTTCCGTAACATCGATAGTGAAGGACGCATAGCAATTGCAGCTATACATGACTTCAAGTTAACCAGCGAAAGTGAATATATGTCTTTCACTCCACCAGATGACCTTTACGCCACACACTGCATAGAGAAAATTCTTAACGAAGAAAACTGGCGTGAAGCCACTATAATCTTTACCACACAAACGACACGATTCATGTGGCAATAAAAAACCGCCCGGAGGCGGCTTATTTCTACATTCTTGTGAACCAATGAGGGCATTTATTATCACGCCGAAGATTTTCTAGCATGTAAAAGCAGAAATCATGAATGGCATCCTCTGCTGACATTTTCTCAGGAATTCTTTCGCTAGCATAAATGGCGTCCTGCACAATGCTGTAGATTCCTGTCGCGCTATAAATATGCGCTTTCTTGCCTTCGGGATCACTCCTCATTACATTGCCGTTGTTGCTCAACACCATTGTCTGAACACCCCATAAAAACAATTCTTGTTTAGTCATGATATTCCCTCAATGAAGTGAAATGTCATACTAACCCAGCTTCGCAACGCTTCACAGCGTGGCTAACCGTTATCCCTTGTCGGAGAGATTTATTTAATGCACTTCATAGCATTTTTAACTTCAGTGATTATTTGCTGCTGGAGTCGGCTTAATTCATTACGGTGCCTGCTTTCCTGGCGTGACCAGAACCATATTCCTATCCAAGTCATAATTAGCGCGCCGATGCAAACGCCGGAAAGGATGTTGTAAATCGAGTAACCACTCATTTAGCGTCCTGCTGACAGTTAGCTTTCCATGTCTTGTTGTGGGTCAGGATGGCCTGCTTTGTAGCATCATCCAGGGCCAGCACGTCAGCCCTTTTCAGAATAATTGGCTTCACCCAGTTACAGGCCGTATCAACTACTTCAGTCCTTGCGGGTCCATTCACGGAGCAGCTCGTCGTCAACAGCGCTGCCAGGCATGCGGGATACAGTTTCCTGTACATCGGCTGCTCCTTTGATGGTTTCATTTTGGCGCTGTGTGGCCGCCTTCATGGATTCGATATTGGTTTGAGTTTCCCGCTCGGTAGCTGCCTGCTCTGCTTTGGACTTTCCTTTGGAATGACCAACGCCGAATGCTGTCATAATGGCAGCTACGATGACGCCAATGATGCCGAGGATGTATTCAATGCTCATGGTTTAGCTCCGGGATCAATTCCTGCATCCAGCTTCTGCTCATTTAGGTTTTTGTCTGATGCAATCTTTTTCGCACCTATGTAACCGGCAGTAGCAAAGCCAAAGAACAGACCGAAGGTGACATCTGAAAGCGTGCCTTTGTATGCCTGCCAACCAACTACTCCACAGCAAACGATAAACGCCACGGCAGCCTGTGTTCGGCTGAGAGATATAGTGCCTGATGAACCGCGAAGCATACTGAATACGTCCATCAGATGAGGCCCTTGTAGATGTCATATGTGCCAGTGCGCATTACCTCTGCATGCCGGTTAGCGCGCTTTGGTGTTTGTCTGGCCCACAGGCTGTTAAGCATTCCACTGGCTGCGCCTGCGAAATTATCCGCAGCGACCATTGCCAGAGTATTTTTGAAGCCAGCAAGCCCATCTGTGCCGAGCTGGTAAGCCATGCTGATAAGCACATCCCTTCTCGCTGGATTGCACTTATTGAGCGCTGCCAGAATTGCCGGCTTAGCATTCATTTGCTGAATTCGGTTATCTACAAGCTCCTGCAGCCAGACGTCTGAAACCTGCTTTGAGAGGAAGAAGGTGTAATTGCTTAATGCCGCACCTTTTGGCCCAATCAGAAATCCTGTGCCTACTGTGGGGTAACCTTCAGTGTCAATGTAGGGTTTAGGGCGAAAACCTTCTTCAAAGTTAAGGATGGCGATGATCTGACTCATTTGGCTTCATCCTCTTTAACGACCTGGTTAACTTTGTCGGCGGTTTTGTTGGCTGTTTGGTCCGGTATCTGGCTTAGCTGCTTCTGCATCTGCTCAACCTGTTTTGCAAGCTGGCTTACTTTCTTATCCCGGCGTTCTGCAACTTTCTGATAGTCGGCCCTGATGCCGTCAATTCTCTCGTTAGCCTGATTGCTGACGTAGACAAAGATGATTGTCATGATGATACAGATGACGCTCATCAGAAGCAGAAGCGAGCCAATGATGACATTGCGCTTATGCCCCGCTTTATTTGTTGTTTGCATCGCTGTCGTCCTCCAGTGTGGCGATCAGCCTGTTTACTTCACTTCTGAATCTTTCGTTACCCGTAGAATTTGTCGCCTCAGACATAGCCAGAAGGATGCCGAGCGCGTTCTTGATAAGGCGGAGGTCAGTTTCAAGAGTGGATATGCGGCGGAGGTTACGATCATGCCGGTCGCGCAGTTCATCATTCTCTTCCCTGAGTAGCGCATTGCTCTCCTTGAGTAGCTGAACCTGCTCTTTGTAACCAGTTATAATGTCTCCGCTTGCGCGGTTATTGGTGACGATTGAGGTAATGCCAGCTATCAGCGGCTTCCAGAAAAGTGCTACTGCACCGCCACCAAGCAGCAATGCGCCAATGCTGGTAAATAAACTTTCATTCATGCCTGACCTCGCAAGCCAGGGTGTTGCGTGCTGTTCATAGCCGTCTCCGGCAACGCCAGAGGTTTCCGGCCTGAGCTGTAAAAGAATGCCCGCTTGCCACGAAGGGAAATCCGTGAGGTCGCGTTGATTGGCAAGGGGCGAAAACGAAAAAACCAGCTCTGTGGCTGGTCTTTGTAATTAGATGCTCTGACGCGAACGCGATTAATTGCCTGGCATATCTGCCCAGAGCTGATTTTTGCACAAACAAAAACGCCCTCGCAGTTGGTGACACCGCTGGGCGATTTGACTATCACAACTGATTTCTGCCTGGAAACAACCAGACGGAACTTCAATTGTTAGAAAGCATATCCCCAAGTTCGGGAAAAGTAAATAGCCCACGATAAAATAATGAGCTATTTCATATTGCACAACATAAACCCGCAAAAGCGCGTTAGGAGTTCTTGCGGGATTCTGTGACAAAGGTGACTATCTGTGAAGATAAACTCTCACGAACTCTGGAAGTTGTCTGGTCTCTAATTTTTGAAATAGCTTCTTTTTGTTGTGCACTTAAACCAGACCACTGATCTTTATCAGGGCCTATTGAGTCATGGTATTCAGAGATCTCAGCACTACATTTATCAAAAGATTCATTAGAGATGGCCCCAGCCGATTTGGTGGATCTGATTTGACTGTCTGCATAATGGGTTACGCAGTCGCTGAGATTTTTTGCAGCACTCTGTGTATCAGAGTGCGCCGCGGAGCACACCACCAATCCCATCACAGCTAAAGCTAATTTCATGCCCATATTCCCATAAGTAACAGAGCGCAAATCGTAGCATGGAGTGGGTGAGAGGTGGTTAAAATGTTTATTTTCTCTAAAGCATTACAGGAGTTTGCCGATATCATATGCCAAACATATCAGGGAGAAGCAAAGATGGAAAACACAAACCCTCTAGCAGCAATGACATTCATAATTTGGTTCTTCATGTTCATCCCATGCTTGCGCATGGCTCAGAAGGCCGGATTCGGATGGAAAATGGCACTACTGCTGTCTTTTCCCGGATTGCACTTTTTTACTCTTTATCTCTTCGCTTACAAGAAGTGGCCCAGCCTTCCCAATACTTGAGAACTGACAGAAAAAAGCCCACCTGAGTGGGCACGCACATTCTCCGCCCCAACGGGGGATTCATTTTTATCATATAAAGGGAATTACTATGGTTAATACCTTGTCAGAAATTCAGAACCGCACTATACCAATTGATGATATATCTACATCAAGAGGTGGAATATCTCTTTCAATCAGGCTATTTTCACCTGGAAATACCGGGATGATCGTAGACCTATGCCATCGTAACAGAGCCATTACAGCTAATGATATGGCTGGTGTTGCGTCTTTAGGAAATCAATATGCCGTAAGCAGCATTGTGATCATCACTAATGCAAGATTTAACTTTTCGCCTGATCTAGTTTTTCCTAAAGCCTGGGTTTGCTGGCTCCCTACCACCACGTATTTGATCGAGGATGGTACTAGGTTTGCCTTAGGGTACGATTATTTTGATCCGAACTATGGTGAATCTAGACCGTTCTATGAACTGGCACGTCGTTGCGGGTATCAGGATGGAGGGGATTTCTATTCATATGAATAAATGTACTTTCATCATGACCAAAAGCCCGCGAATGTGGGCTAACTTTTACCCTGACCTGCCCCCAGGATTAG